AAGAATTAGCATTAGGATTAAATACCCAATTCTTTACGCTTTTCAGTAGCGCTAATAGCATGAATTTCTACCCCCAAATCTATCTGCTCAATTTTATAGCCAACATCACGTCCATAAACAATATTAGTAATGTTAGGCAATCTTAATACCATTGCACCATTCATAAATTCATCTTTGGCAATATATTCTTCCACTTCATTAAATTTCAATGGATCCTTCTCGCTTGTTCCGTATGTGTTTCTAACTCCAAGAAGTACTTGATCTGTTCTCTTTCCTGCCTCTTTATATAAAGCATGGTGGCCTTCATGCCATGGTTGATATCTGCCAAGCATCAGTGTAGTTGGCGCTGACCAATCATGTAACTTAAAAGCATTGATTATTTCTGTGGCCTTTTGATTTGGATTCCACTCATGACTAATAAAAGCAATATCATATTCGTATGGAGTTTGAAACATTTTATTGGTATCTTCAAATCTGCCCTCTTCTATTGTGTCCATATATACAAGTATGTCTGGCTTTCCAAATGCTTTACGAGTTTCATCTGTAGGACAAACAAAATCTACAATAACTGGTGCAACATTTTGCTTAGAAATAAGACGTGCCATCTCACCCATACGACGTGCTTGCTCAATACGATCTTCTATAGAAAAGCCTAGATCTGAATTTACAGTAGCACGTACTTCATCTGCATTTAAATGAATAGCATTAATTCGTTCTTTTAATGCTTTTGCTAGTTCTGTTTTACCAGAACCAGGTAGTCCAATAATTTGAATTATCATATTACTCCATTGTTAATGAAGACCAAGTATTACCCCAGTCTTGCTTGCTTTTATGCTTATTGAACTCTCTGGATATCTCTCCACCCTCTAGGTATATACCACCCCAAACACCCCACTCTTTACCAGAAATTCCATTAGCAAAACATGTTCTTCTCACTGTACAATTCTTACAAACTGAATCGATCCCAGCACGAAGACTCTCATCTTCTTCATACTTATCAAAGAATAGATTTGTATCATAATCAAGACAAGCGGATTCATCTTTCCATAAATGTCTTTTCATATTAACCTACATACTTATTCGGTATTCTCCATCCGTCACGATCAACGCTGAAAATCTTTTTAATGTACCAAACTCCATTAACATATACGCCATTTTTATTGAACATACCTGTTTTAGACTTGATTAACTCTACTACATTCCAGCCATCCCATGATAATGTGCTATTCTTGCTAACTATTTGTTCCATTTTATCTAAACTATTAACTAACATGATATTCCTTTTGATTAGTAACGGAAAATTCCAACTTCAATATTTTTTAACTCTGCTTCTGCAACCAATTTAGAAATATTTTCTTTTGGCTTACTTAAGAAAGCAAAATAGTTAAACGATTCAAGGTTTTCTGCTAACCATGAAGTTGGTACTTTATAGTATTTAATTTTTTTGCCACGAGACTTCATTCCTCTTTCAGAAAGATTACAGAACTCTGCAACATAGCCATTTATTTTTGCTGGCCCTGCAGAATAAACTAAAAACTCTGTATCATCTTCTTTCATGCTGGACATTGCTACGCCCATGGCTCTTAAGAAAACGTTATAGTCATCGAAACTATTAGTTCCTTGAACTGCGACAAACATTATATTATCCGTTCTGTGTTTTTAAGTTGTCTAGTATAAACATTAGTTTATCTAGTTCTTTACGTGTTAAACTACTTGTATCTACTGGTTGTCCAGAAGATGGATCAAACTGTCCATCAACTACTTCTGCACAATAAAAGATATTATTTTCTACCCAATAGGCTTTACTATCTGGTGTTTGGATAACTCTTATTACACTTTCCGTACGATGCTTTTTTGACTGTCGATCTTTTTTACTATTCACTTGTGAGTTAGAAGGCAGCATATCTTTTACAATAGTATGCAATATGCTCTGCCTAAAACCAATTCGTTTTAGACGAATACCTTGCCTTCTCTTATTAATTATAGCAACTGCTAACAAACTTGTCAAGCAGCCGATGATAAATTGTTCCATTTACCACCCCTTGCGTAGATTAAACGGACTATTCTCCCAAAGTTTCTCTGTTTTATTTTTTTCTCGTTCAACAATATTTCTTGACCAAGTAAATCCTGCGTCTCCACCCCAAGCATCCCACATAATTCTTCCATTGGATGGGTTTGATGTATTATAAAAATCTTTGCCTTTTTTATCTACTTCATGTCTAGAAAAATAAGAATACATTCTTTTAACTGTATCAAGAGAAAGAGATTCTCCTCGTGCTAACTGTCCTGCACGAGTCCAACCAACTGCTGTTCCAGCACCAGTTGCTTTTCCTTCTTCTTTCCATTTAATGGCACGACGAGCAGCAGCCCTCATGCCTTCAGTTGGAGTATATGTATCTGCCATTATTTAACAAATGGGTTCAGATCAAAAATTGATCCAGACCAATTACCCATTCCCTTTGTAGCCATATTACGCCAATCTTCTGGCAACATATCCATAGCATTTAGTGCACGAGCACGACTAACTATATGCGCTTTAGCCTTAGCATAATCTTTTGCACGACCTACCGACTGAATTGCATTTTGTAAATCTGCACGGTTTGCAATTGGGAATGATCCATCTGGCATTGCCATACCTGATCCAGCCATTCTTTCACGAGCAGATGTAGAATAGTCACGCTTTTCGCTTTCCATATCTTCCATTTTGTATGTTCCACCACGACGCTTATATTCTTGTACCACCCATCCATTTGCAACAGCAGATGGATATACATCAAACTTATCTTTTGCTGCTTGAACAACTGCTGCATAAAGACGTGGATTTGCAGGAGTTGATCCACCACGACGTGGCTGAATCATTTCATCATATTTTGGCTTTTCTGCTTTTGCAGCATACATAGAATTATCCATAGACATTTCAACATCTTCTTTCTTTGGCTCAACAGGTAGTGGATCAATTGGAATCATCATGCTCATCATACATGCAGTATAAAGTCGTGTTGCTTCCCACCAGCCCTCATCATCTTGTTCGTATAACTGAATCATTACTGCTGGGTTTTCTGCAGTTGCTTCCATATAATATTCTGCTCCAGGCACACCAAGAGCACCTTCACGCATAACATGAATTACTTGTCCAATATGGAATTCATCTTTTCCATGACCAGTTACTGCCCAGTCTCCTTCTTTAAGATCTGGCATTGCTTTGTCAATATTACCTTCTGATTGGTTTATAGCATAAATTTGTGCAGCAGCCTGCGATCTTGTTGTGTGGCAACCCATTACTGTTCCATCGTCCTTGACGGCTGGGTAGCCTGAGCAACCGTATGAACCCTTAGAACCTACATGATATGGCATAGTTCAATTATACCACCTTTAGAATACGCTTGATCTCAACTAAGGTATACCTATCTTGATCAGAAAGGGCATCTATTGCCTCTTCATCAAATGCTTTATCAGTCAAAAATACTTTTGGGTTAGCCTTAAACATATCATCAAATTCTACAAAACCCATCTGCCAAAAATGCATGATTTGCTCATTAACATACTGTAGATGTTCTTTGTATAATTCTGGTAATATTTCTCTCATTTTTGGTGTAAAGGTATAAAGAAGTTCTCCAGTTTCTGAATCAACACCAGATATTTCTACAGCCCCATTTAAAATTAAATCATTAATGTCTGGCTCATTCATTAGTAACTGACTCCTTTAGCCCTATTTTCAACTAAGCGTTCACGCTCATCTAATACTTCTAACATAAATCCCATCATCTTAGTATATGAATCAGGGTTATTCATTATTTTTTCATAGTGATGACCACAAAAATATAACTCCCCAGTTGATCCTTTTATTCTTACATAAGCCTGTGCAGAACAACAGTCACAACGATCAAGCACTGTAAGAACCCATTCTTTATCTTTCTCTTGATCTTTTATCATGCTTGGATGCATATCACTTCTTTCTGTTGTCAGTTGAATAAAACCCAGTACCGTTAAATACTGCCCCTACTTTAGAGTATACACGAGTTAATGAAGAATTGCAAATCTCACATGAGTAACCAGGATCTGGATCTTTAATAGATCTTGATTTAATATATTCTTTATTACATTTATTACAAAAATATTCATATGCTGGCATTAATCTATTATATCACTATGCTGTCTTTTTGACAAGTCTTTGATGAGTTCTTATTCTGTGACAGTTTGCACAAACAACCTCACATTTTGCTATTTCTTTCATAATTGCTTTCCATGAAAATCCATCATGAATCATTCTTGAAACATTATACTTTTTATCTCTTAAATGATCGAAGTCTAAAACTATGGGATTCTTAATTCCACAGTCTACACACCCAGTCGACTGTTTTATCTCAGCAAGTTTTTTCTTATATTGCTGCTTTGTCTTATGTGCTAATTCTTTCTCAGTCATAGCAAACTAATTATATCAAAGTATAAAGCCCCACACAGGTAATTCAGGCACGATGGCCACGGTTTAATAAATGGGTAACTAATCCATCACTAAGGTCCTGTGTGGGGACTATTATATTGTACTACTTTATTTTAATTGATTTAGGCTTCTTCTCTTCTGGAACAATACGTTCAATATCAATATTAAGCATACCGTCCTTCATACCAGCGCCAGTAACTTCCATGTATTCACCAAGAGCAAATGTGCGAGTAAACTTTCTACCAGCAATTCCTTTGTGAACAACTTCAGCATCAGTTTCTTCTGAAATTTCTCCCTTAACAATAAGTGTTCCATTATCTACTGAAACATCAATATCATCTTTTGAGAATCCAGCAACAGCCAAAGATAATTTATATGTATCTTCATCTACCTTTACCAAATCATATGGTGGATAGTTTGTTTGACGTGATGCTAACTGTACGTTACTTAGTCGCTCCATCTCTCGATTGAAGCCAATAAAAAAGGGATCTTTGAAGAGATCCCATGCATATGTTGTTACCATGTTTTTCTCCTTTTCAGCGAGTTAGTGTTTGTACCCCCTATTGGCAGGCACACTACTATTATATCAAACTTTATGTGCCAGCCACGAAGTCCGTTTTTACGGAAGAGTCAACTGCTGGCTCTGTTCCCTAGACACTAACTAAGTGGACATTCTCGACAATGCTACCCACCGCCTATGCCAGCGTAGTTTCGGGACAGTTGTACTTAACCTGAGTCGAATCTGATTAAGCCCTGTGCAACAGGTAGGACTCGAACCTACGCATCACCGAATTATGAGTTCGGAGCCTTAACCAACTTGGCTACTGTTGCTAATAAACTAATTATCTCTTAATGATAAGAGATTGTCAAGTCTTGGCTTAAAATCATCTCTATCATAAGCACCACGACCAAGGTTAGCAAATCGTGTAGTCAATACAATATTGTCTTTATGATAACCTCTAGATGAGTCTAGCCTATCTACTGATGGAGCAAAAGGAGATCTTGTTATTGCTAAATCTTCTAAACTCATATCAATATTTAACCAATAACAT